TGTATGGTCATAGGTGTAACCACCATGCCAAACAGAACGTTAAGCTTTCAAGTTATATTTACTGGATGTGAGTCAGACTTTGATGATTCACCTAATGTACACGGTGGTGCAATGTGGGCTAGGATGCCCTTGACTGCACTTGTAGCTGATACGCCCTTAGATGATTGGCCTACAGAGTTACCACCATATATGGCACAGCCTTGGGATTGTATGTCTCATACACATTCCGTATATAAGTTAGAGAGAGCAAGCCCAGCGCCTTGGATAGCTAAGGTAGACGGTGAGTTCTACCCTGCAAAGTATTACTTCACTGTAGACTACACAGACAATGAAGTAGCAGATGATCCTGCACAACATAAACAATCTCACGTATTAGAGTTGTTAGATGCAGGTGAATACACAGGTAACATAGTTGCGTTGCCCAATAATAGAGTGAGAGTAACTCACCCTGCGTGGTTTGAAACAGGAGAAGGTGCACCAGACTTTAAACCAAATCAGAACATATATAACTCAAAAGAAGACGTAGACTATGTATGGGATACGCAACGAGTGTTTAACAATCTATATAGTGAGGATATAACAGATGATGAAGAAGAAGGGTTACGCTAAAGGCGGCATGAAGAAAAAAGGTTATGCCAAGGGCGGTATGAAAAAGAAAGGCTACGCAGCAGGTGGCTTGAAGATGGTCAAAGGTAAGGGCGGAAAGATGGTTCCCTTTTATGCTGCTGACGGCAAAGGTAAAATGAATAAAGGTGGCATGACCAAAAAGAAAAAGAAGGGCATGGCTAATGGCGGTGCTATGATGAAAAAGAAAAAAGGTTACTCTAAAGGTGGCGCAGCTAGAGCAGGTGCATCCGTACCACCAAATAGAAAGGCTCGTAAGTAATGTCTGATTTAACTAAAGAACAAGAAGAAGCTATAGAATCACTAGGTTACACTGTGATGGGTAACACAGTTATAGATAGCAACAAAGCAGTAGTAATGGATAAGCCAGATCGTGATGGTGGTTTTATAACTGAATTACCAGAACTAGAAGCTTTGATGTCAGGAACTGCTGAAGTAGAAACTGTTAGAGCTAGAGATGAAAAAGGTCACTACATTGCTGATGATCCTGACACACCAGAGAATGAAGCGTGGACTACTAAAGTAGTTAAGAAAGTTAAAGGCAAAAAGTGACCGTACTATCAGACGCTAAATTTTTCTCAGCAGCTAAGGATCTTAGTGCAACTTCGGGAGGGGATGATGGTGATGTTGTATACACTTGCCCCAATAATTTTGTTAGTCTGATTAGATTTCTACATGTATCAAACGGTTCTTCTTCAACTAAGAAGTATAGTCTTCAGTGGTACGAAGCATCTACAACAACGTATCACTTTATCATTGATGAACACAGCATTGCAGGTAATAGCTTAGAAGAAGTAATAGAAGGTGGGGCATATCTTGCCCTATCTGCAGGAGATAAGATTGTAGGTTTTGAAGATTCTAGTTCAGACTTTCATATCATCCTTTCTGGAGAAGAACATTACCAACCAACATAGCGGCTATTCCGTATTGTCTCTACTAACCTAGTAAAGTTTATGTATAACTATGTATGCCCAAAAAGGAAAAGGGCTAACATAAGGATAATACATAAAATGTTTAAACGATTATTTAACAGAATAGTAGAAGCAAGAACAGAATCAGCTAGACGTAAGATTGCACGTTTGCAACTTTACAACATGACTGACAGAGAACTACGAGACTTAGGTATTGGTAGATGTGATATAGAAAGGGCTATACTATCAGGTAAGGCTCTTTGAAAAACACAATCAGTTCTTTAATGATACTAGGAGTACTTTTGGAGGAGGCTCG